TATACATATAGAAACGGGCTTTTTTCGTTTTTTGCAATGAAAAAAATTTTTTTCTCAAAAGCTATTATTTTATATGTTACTGATATTTAATGGTTTAGTAATTCTCTTCGCGCGTATGCGTACCATATTCGCAAAAGGGGTGTTTTTGAAACAATCTAAAAAAAAATTCTCAAAAAGTTTTGCAGTTCTGAAAAACAGTTTTATAATAGTCATGTACTCGAAAGCCAAACAAACGGCAAACAAGTACGGAGAAAAAAAGAAAAAAAATAGATAACTAAAAAACAGAAAAACAAAGACCGCCAAGAGCGAGAAACAAAAAGCCTTTTTTGTGGGAAACCTATTTTTGAGGCTTGGAAAATCAAAAATTCGCTTGTTCGCTTTGGAGCGATTAAATAGGGTGTTAAATAACCACACCGAGCAAGACTACAAACCAATGTAGCAAGTTGGAACGGCTAAAAACGTGTTTTTAGACCGCATACACAAAGCACGCAAATTTGGGAGTGCAAGTTGTATGAAAAAGGACGTGTAAGAATAATGCCATAATTGCGCCCAGTGCGCTCGGAATAAAATGCACGATAGCGGTAAAAACTATCCGTATAGGGGACGCCGGTAAATGTATATGCCAATGCTATGCGCAATACCCGGCTCGGCAAAACGCCTAAATGCCTCACCTTAAAGTTATCTGCCGGATTGGAAAAGATCCGGGACGTGCCAAAGAAACGTCTTGTCGAAATTGGAGTAAGCGAGCGTTTGCCATGATGCGAAGTTACAGATATTTGTCATTTAACATTGCAAATATAGTATTTTTTTGCGAGCAAACTATAGGGCACGTTAAGAAAGTTGCGGAAATGAATTAAAACCCGCGCATGTAGGGTGAAATACATGGGCGGGTTATGGGCACGTGGCAATGGCTGCCACATTTCGCAGCAATGTGAGATTTCCGGTTCGATTCCGGAAGTGCTCGCAATACGCACTTTTGCGTAGTAACTAATACTTTATCATTATGGCAACAAGCAGATTAAATTCAGAAGAGTTTGTAAATTTGGTGAACGGGTTGAAAGGCGTGATCCTTGTGTACAAAAGTACAGACCGTGACGGCAATGAAAAAGAAACCGCCCAACAGTTCTTCGGTGCGGATTATGAACCGAAAGACAAGACGCAGGATGAAATTTTCCGTGTGTGGAAAAATGTGGTGATGACTTTCTGGGCTGTCAAAGCCGAAGAAATCAAATTGCGTGAGGCGAACGACGGCATCCGCTCGAAACTCCGTGCCACAACTCCGTGTGCCGTCATCTTCCGCACCGAAAAGGGTGAAACGGTGAAACGCTTCGACTTGGAAGAGTCCGTATGGGCAAAAATCGGTCTTGTACCGACCAAAAAGGACTTTGAACGCACGGCACGTGACTACAAGAAAGCTATCCACGCCGCCGCAAAAGCGTCCTTTGATGCGCTTGGTTTCCGTGTGGCGCTGCCAAGAGAAGCGGAACAACCGGTACCACAACCTGCCGAAGTCCCGGCAGCAGTGACCGTAGAAACGACTGCCGGAACCGTGGCGGAACAGGCGGGCGCCAAAAGCAAGGGCAAAGGCAGAAACAAAGGCAGAAACAAAGCAACCGAACAACCGGCTGCCGGACAGTCCCAAGAACAGCCTGCTGAAGTAACCGCTGAAACAACCGCCGGAGCTGTTTCCGAACAGGCGGCAGGACAACAACCTGCCACTGATATGAAAACTGCCGCCTGATTCATTGGAATTTCCGGTGAACTGCAGGTAACATGCCCGCATTGTATGGCAATGTGCCGACTTTGCGGGCTTTTTCCGTCCAACTGTCTACATATCACTGTATGCCAATGGCATATCCTGCAACAAAGTGGTTTGTGAGAGTAAAGATGTTGCTATTTGCCGTATCACCGCCATTGTTATACAGCGTGGCACATCCGGGCAAACACTTGCGGTCAAAATGCCGCCATCAGCATAACTCCCGTTTTACAGGGAGATGCCGGATTAAATTCATGGGTGCTTCAGGTCTTGGCTGAAAACGGGTTCGATTCCCGTACACCCACATTTCCAATTTAACTTCCACAATTTACTTCTTTGCGTCGTGAGATGCCGTTCCCACCCCCGACATAACACGGTTGACGTAGTGCAGCAGGGCTGCCTTCAAATCACCCTTCACTGGGTGAGCTACGTCCCGCTGTTATCCCCAGTTTGGAACGTGAGGTAAAAGGAAACACCGGAAACAGATAACTTATAATATATTTCAACATGGTAGAGATATTCTCCACAGACCGTACCATGAGTCTGGGCTGCTTTGTAAATTTCAAGGCTGCCAAAGGTACACTCAGCGGGCTTGCCGATGCCGGGATACTCAGCGAAAAACCGGCTGTCATGGTGTGCAGCTACAAGAATGACGAACCGCAACAGGAATATGTCGCAACTTATTCCGGCGGGAAATGGCATACGCCACGGATACCCAAAGTTCCCCATGCCGTCGAAAGCAGGACAAAAAGACGCCACAGGAAACGTTTGCGCAAAGAATACCCGACTCCGGAACACTGCTTCCGTGAAGGGTTTCCTGACTGGATGAACGGGGCATACCCGGTGCCATATGCCGACAATCTCAGAAGTTGCAACCGGAAATGCCGGATACATGCGGTATAATGCAATAATCAAAACAAGACATAATCACATGAGAACATTAGCAGATGTAAAAAGAAAAATGGAACTCGGTTCCAACTGGCACTGCGTCAGGCTGTCCGGAGGCAACGAGGATATGGGCGTACGTGAGGTCGGCAAAGTACAGGGCAATGCCGTGGCTTTCCTCAGCGGTGGGAAACTCTCGTGGCTCTGGTGGCCAAAAGCAAAGGACGTGCAGGTACAAGGCAACTCGTTTACCATATTCCGAAACGGGAAACCGGCACTTCGGTACACCCTTGTGGAACAGGCGCCACAGACAGTCAGTACAAAATAATGTGAATTAATAACAACTATGGGGGCGGAATGCCCCTATGCTTTTACAAACAGGAGAAAAAAAAGAATGGCAAAAATAACGGAAAAACAAACAGGAGAACCATGGGAACAAACAACTTATCCACCCACCGGCGTGGTGTGATCCTGCGCGGTATCTGCGGCGGAGCCGCATTGAAAGACAAGTCACCGCAGATTTCAGAAGACAATACCGTCATAACCTGTGGTGCGGAACTCAGTATCTGGGATATCTGTGCCATATCGAGCGATGCCGAAGCCTTCGGGCTGCAGGTCAAGTTCGGTTATGACGGACATACGAGAATCACTTTCACCCCTAAAGAACAACCGGAATGAAATCATATTACTACATGGACTGCCTGCACCGTGAAATCTTCCTTGAAGAGGAGGATATTCAGGCCGTGCCGGAATCAGGCAGGGCTGACAAAGCCTGTTCCGCCATTGCCGGGAAGCCGTATGTCGTGGAGCAGTTCATGGCGGACTCTTTCCGGACCCTCAAAGACGCGGCCAGCCATCTGTGCGATTCCCCCGATGTTAAAAGCCGCCACGACGCTCTGATGTATATCGTGTGGACGGCGGCACTGGACATAAGGGAACGGCGGACCCTGCGCCATGGCGAAGCCGCCGTCAAGGTAACCCGTGAAGACGGTTTCGTGTGGCTGCTTGTACTGGCGGAAAATGCCCGGAAGCTATGGGAGGCGGATGTCTTTGCCCTGTACAGGCTTTATGCCGATGAATCGGAATCCCTGATCGAAAGCGAGGCGGAGCTGGAATCGACCATCGAGGGCGGATACCAGATAGGTATCGAGGTGGGGTTCGCCTCCGTAATGGGCCATGCTGCCCGGATAAAGCAACAATAAAAATCGGAAACAATCAAATAATCAAGAAGAAAGGTATGGAAACAACATTATTGACAAAGGAAAATGCCCACCGTGTGACCATGGTGCGGCGTGTGGATGCCCCGGAAAGCGAGCCGGTGGCGTTTCTTTTCAGGGGAAAGAGATACGGGTATTGCAGCTATTCCCACCTTGTCGGGAATCCGGGCGGGGAAGAAATCCTCGCCCCGGCGAATTTCAAGGACTGGGAGGTTGTGGAAGTGGCGCATCCGGGTTATCTGGAAGAATACTTCCGCCGGGCGTGCGACTCCTATAACCTCACCTCGTTCTCACCCGAAGAGCGGGGCGAAACGGACATCGCCTCGCACGAAAAGGAACTGCACGAGGATTTGCAGTCTATGCCCGAACAGCAGCGGGAACGTTACATGGAAAACTACAAACGCTATTTCTCGGCAATGATTGCCGCCAACAGCCGCTGTGCCAGCGCGATGATCACGGGACCTGCGAGATTTAACACCGCCCGTAACGAAAAGGCCTGCAACAGCCACAACAAGAGCGTTACGGCATTCAGAGAGTGGCGCGAACGTGCCCTCGAAGCGATACGCAAAGCCCTCGAAGCCGCCAAGCCCGAAGAACAGCGTGCCGAAGAGGAATGGCAGAGGGTCAAAGCTGACATCGACGACACGGCCGCCACCATCCGGGGCATTGATACGGGCACATCACGCGGTTATAGCCGCTCCCTTTTCGTCAGCAATCTTGCCGGACGGCTCTCCACATATGCCAACCATGGCAATGTCGAAATAATCGACCGTGCCGTCGCCCGCCTCCGCGAGTGGAACGGCAAGGGCGGGAAACCCGTCGTCACGGAGCGTCATTCCATCTTCAAATACCCCGAGATCGCCCGCAAGGTGCGGGAGAAGCAGCAGGAACAGGCCGGTCGTGAGAACCGTGAAATACCGTTTGACGGCGGCAGACTGGTATGGAATTACGGGGAGAACCGACTGCAGATACTTTTCGACGGGAAACCGGACGAGCAGACCCGGACACTGTTGAAAAAGACCGCATTCAAATGGGCGCCGAGCCACCAGGCATGGCAGCGGCAACTGACACTGGCGGCAGAATCCGCCGCACGGCACGTATTGCGTATCGACTTCTAACATACCGGCATCATGAAATACATCATAGATTCACGTTATTTCGACGGGACATGCCTCACGTCGATGTCGGATGACATGCACAGCGACTACGGCGGCGAGACGCTGGAAGCACTGCGCGAAAGGGAGAAGAACCCGTACCTGGTCGCTGTATCACCAGTACGCATGACACTGCTTGTGAGGCGCTATACCCGGGCACTTTGCAAGCCCTTCCATGAAATTACGGAGGAACGTTATTACGAACTGCTGGAATGCCTGCCTCCGGCCCGCATGCAGAGCGACTGGTTCTTTGTCGGGGAACCGTATTACCGAAACCTGTACGCGCTCTGTTTCGAGTCGGACGGCAGGTATTTCCGGGCGGAACGTCCCATACGTCTTTCCAATGCGGAAATCTACCGCCAGATCCGGGAACACATGGAGAAAGTGAACCTGCATCCCGCTATCGTCAAGGACGTTCCTTCCGTCCAGTATGTCAGCTGGTACCGGAAGGCGGTCACCTACATACCGTACCATTTCGAACATGAGGGCAAGAGGTATTTCTTGAAAAGCCTCGCCACTCGGACGGGATCCGAATTTGACGACCGCCGGGAACGGAACGAGATGGCGGCATTGCTGAGGAACCTGCGCGGAAACCGCTACGAATACTGCGCTTTCTACTCCCAAAAGAAGGACATCTTCGAGTTTTTTGACTGGCTGCGGCAGAACAAATACACGCTGGAAGTCTAGGGCGAATTGTTCGACCTCGCTCCGGACCGTTCCTATGTGGACTTTCACGGCAACGTGCGTGAGTATTCGGCCGTGTTCCATTACCGCGTCTATTCACGCGAGCTCTTTGGCCATATCATTAACCAACTGCGCACCGTGAAACGATTTCACGCATGGTGCAGGGAAAAGCAGGGAGGATAACCATGGATACGCTCGACAAACTGTGCATCATCGAAAGTGATGCCGTGCCCAAGGAGGGCGCAAAGATAGAAAACCTCAGTACTTCCATCAAGATCACTCACTCTTGCGGTTGCGTGATGGTGGAACATTTTGCCTGTGGAAATCCTACGACGGTACGTAAGGAAGAAAGCCCGGAAAAATACAAACGGCTCCTTGCTGAAAGAAAATATCATGTCGAACTCTGTAAAGAACATAATCCTGAACGACAATGACACAAATCATCAGAACAGACGGAACACGCCAGGAAATATGTCCCGCAAACGGCACCGACTTCACGTTGAAGGAGATGCAAGCGATAGTCGGCGGAAATATTGAACTGGTAGAACTGGACGAAAAGACGACGATGGTCGTGAACGAGGAAGGGAAACTTTTGGGCATGCCCTACAATGCCGGGGCGGACAGGGAATTCCATTCCCGTTTTCCCTCTTCAAAAGACTTTATCGTCGGCAATGTACTCATATGCAACAACAATCAAATCAGATAAAAATTATGGATAAAGAAAAAGCAAAAGCGCTCAGCGAAATCCTCGCGCGCTACAAAGAATTACAAGAGAATGACAGTGTAAACCTGATCGAATTTCATACCGCTGACGGGCAGAGACACGGTATCGGCAACCCGGAAGCCATCAAGCTGTTGCTTTCGGTGGCGGTCATCGAACTGGAACGCCAGCTCTGGGCCGCACAGTTTGGTGATATTCCGGAAAGCCTGGAGAACAGCCGCGAGTACAAGGCGGCCAAACAGCTGGAATACGCCATGAACGATTTGGGATTCAAGTCCGAACGTTTCGCCCAGGCTCTTCCTTATTTCCATAAGACACTGGAACAGACATTCTTCCGAACTGTAAAAGCCGGTATTCTCGCCATGGCGGAGCGTGACCCGCGCCGTATCGACGGGCGCAATGAGGCTTCTTACGAAATGTGCCGGATGCTGGCCCCCATGTTACAGGATACCGGACTTCCATTCATCTAAAAGGGCATGTTCATAGACGAGAGGACACAGAACCGGATTCATGCCATCCCCGGCGAGAGCATTTCCCATAGCACGATGCGTACGCAAGACCTGATCCCGGTGTTCATGGATGTTATCCGTGACACACCGGAGTACGTGCAGATGATGAATGCCGTCCCCGCCCATGTCATGGAAGACAAGGATGCTGAATGGTGGAACAGCGATGACGCGGCCGGATTGCTGGAATCGCTGTTCGACACGCTTGACAGCTGCTCCCCGGAGGATTACTATTTCGGTGCCCACCCCGGTAACGGCTCCGATTACGGATTTTGGAAAATGGACAAATGAATGCCGGAACATGATACGGATTAAAAAAGACAAATGGCATGGCATCCTCAAAGACGGGATTTGTATCGGGCAAATCTATCTTGCCCGTGCCGAAAGCAGGAAATTGAGATACTGGGCAATCTCTTGCGTGAGTGGAATCGGTTTCAACACTTTCAATGAAGCCCGCAGTTATGCCAAAAATTTCCTTTAATAAAAGAACCGCATGATAAATTGGATACAACAGATGCTTTTGCGCCGCAAAAAGACGGACAAAGGCAGAATGACACTCGGGAAGGTGCAGGAAGAGTATGGCGAGAACGACGTATGCATGGGAGAACTCCTTGATGCCCTTCCCGCTGACGGACTTTCCATAGAGGAAGCGTTCGGGCTGGCTATCGCCGCCAAAAAATGGGCGGACGGAGACCGTTTCTACCGGAGTATCAACGATGGAGAACCGGAAGATTTGTAAACAACAACAGAACAATGAAAACAAAGAAAAATGGACAGATATGATTTCATAAGATTCGGGGAACAGGTGCGCTGGTACAACGAAAGCGAAGACCTGATGGAAACCATGCAGGTGTGCTGCCCCGTATATCCTCCCGTGCAGGGCGACACAAGGGTACAGCTGGTATCAGCCGGAATAGAGGCGCTGCAATCGGGATGCGGGTCGGAAAAGACGGTCAGGGCTTCGCAGCTCGTGCCCTTCATAAGCCACTTCGGCAGGGGATACTGGGAGGCTCTCACACAAGCGGCGGACAACGGGGCAGGCACGGACCTGCTCGAAGCGATGATCAGAAACAGTTGTCTGGGCCTGGGAGAACAGATATGCCTGCTTTGTGGCAAGGTGTCGGCAAGCGTGCACGCTGCATTCTGCAGGGTATATCCCGAAGAGGGAAGCCTGCTCGACGTCATTGAGTGGCAGGGAAAGGAGGACCCCATAAGGAAGCTGACACTGTTCCGGGGGACGGAACAGGAAATGGAAACAACCGTATCGGTCACCGCATTGCAGAGGAAGCTCATCGGACGCAGGAGCGGTGCACCCGTTTCAAAAGCCGCAGAAAGGATCGATGAAGGTATTTATTATTACTGTGAACAGGAAAAGGAGTTCCTCCTCCCGCAAGAAGGCCTCACCGCATTTGTAGAAAGGGGATGAGACAGGGAAATGATACGATATACACAGATAAAGACAATTGAAAATGAAAAAAGAACCGAGTAAAACGCAAGAAAACGGCATATCGGATACCGGCATTCCCATGCCGGACGACATCCTGCCGGAACTTGTCAAGGAAAAAGATGCCGGCAAAGAATATATGGCCGCTATCCGTGAAAAACTTATGCGCCTGCTCAAGGAATACCTTGGGCAAAAATACGGGCGGAAAGTCCGCTTCATCCTTCCGACGGGTGATCCGGCCGGTGACCTGCTGGACGGGAAGGGATTCTATCCCTGTTCGGTGACCATATACGACAAGTACGGTTTTGCAGCCTGCAGCAGTGCCGTATCGGTAGAGCTGACTGCGGAAGGAAAAATCCTCATCCCTACCGACGAGGCCGGAAAAATCCACGACGCGGAAGAGTACCTCTCAAATGACGACCTGCTGTCCTTGTGCGGAACGGTAGAAGAATACGAACGGCTGTTGCCTGAAATCCGCAAGGAACTGGCAGAAAACGGGAACTGGAAAGAATTTGCCCGAAGAGTGCTGGAGGAAGAATTCCCGCAGGCAAAAGCTGAGGTGCGGGAGGAGTTTATACGGGACTGCTGGGAGAACCTGCAGACAGAAAGTTATAACCTCCAACGCTTTGAACGGTATTGTCAGGAAAAATAATAAAAAACATACGAACCATGTCAGACAAGATATTACAAATGTTCTTCGACATCGGCCGGTGGAAAAAGGCCATTGAGAAAGGAGTGCTGAAAGACATCCGGAAAGACCAGCTTATCCGGCTGACCGACGAGCATACCCGTATGGCCATGGCCGATGCCATGATACAGGGGAAGTACGAAATCGCTCCCCCGCATACCGCACAGATACCGAAGGAGAACGGCGAGTTCCGTACGGTATACATCAACGAGCCCGTCGACCGGGTAGTGCTGAGCATTGCCAACGACCTGCTCTTCGACCTCATGCCGGAAATGGTACACCCCTCGTGCAAGTCCTACCAGAGCGGTATCGGCTGCGGTAGCGTAGTCACCGAGGCCAGCCGCCGGATAGCGGAAACGAGAGGCGGCGGCATTCTGGGCTGGAAGTCGGATCTGAGCAAATATTTCGATAGTGTGCCGATACGGTACATTGACGAGGCGTTCGACAAGGTCGAGGCCAGACACGGACGCTCCTCCTTAATTGACGTGCTCAGGAAGTACTACCACAACGATCTTTACTTCGATGAAGACAACCGCCTTCAAGCCAAGTACCAGTCCCTCAAACAGGGCTGTCCCGTGGCAAGCTGGCTGGCCGATGTGCTGCTCCATGATCTCGACGAGGAACTCTCAGAAATGACAGGCTACTACATCCGATACTCGGACGACATGCTGTTCATCGGTAACGACTACGGGAAAGCAATGCAAGTGCTGGAACAAAGGCTCGGCGAGAAAAGTATGAAGCTCAACCCGAAGAAGGTGGAATACCTGATGTCCGACCGCTGGTTCAAGTTTCTCGGGTTCAGCATCAAGGGGGACATGATCTCCCCTTCGGCAAGCCGTATCAAGACCTTCCAGAAAGAGATTGAGCATCGCACGGTCCGTAATCCCCGCACGACCCTGGCAAATGCGGTAAATGCCGTCAACCGCTACCTGTATAAGGGCAACGGTGAGTTCAGCTGGGCGACCCAGGTGCTTCCGGTATGCAATGTCCGCAGGGACCTTGACGAACTGAACAAGTTCGTGATGGACTGCCTCCGGGCCGTAAGTACGGGCAAGCGGAAGGTAGGCGGTCTGGGATATGTCAGTACCGGGCAGGACGGCTGCATTGTCCGGGGCAAAGGGCGCAACGTGAAGGCGAACCGGGGCAAGACCCCGGGAATCATTCCGGGCTACCTGACCATAGGATGCATGCGCGGCGCCTTATTGACGAGCCGGGCGGTGTACAATACGCTGGTAGCATCGTTATAGGGCATGCCGGGCACACGGCAGAACGGGTGAACGGGCAGGTTATTCAACGTTACAGGCTTATAACCAGAATCCATATAGGAATTAACCGGTCTAACAGCCGGTTAATCCCACCTTGATTCTGGCTGCGCCTGTAATGTATCGGGAAATTAGAGTCATGTGCCGTCTGTCCCGCACCCGTTACCGGAGCACACCGGGAAAGTTCAAGGAATAGGTTTGGGCATCCCGCGTACCGACGTCTTCTTTCCGAGTCTGAAGGCGGCTGACCGTCGCCTTCGGACTCCGCAGAAGACCCATACGCGGGATACATCGGAAGCATAAAGCCATGTGCCGGTATTATGAGAACTTTCAGTCTTTTCCAGCACGGGAACGTGCGGTTCGGGGGAATGGATTCAGCCCGCTGTCTCCGATAAGCCCGTATCGCGCCGTCGTATCCCTAGCGTCATACGACGGCGCCATTCCGGCTTCCGCCACAGCAGACATCGGACCTGTAAAGGAACGTGCCGGCATTCCGGGAACCGCAAAAAGAACAGCACAGGGCAAAGGGGGTAAGGCCGGGATTTCAACAGAGCCGCGATTCACACGGCTGGAGCCTGTGTCATCTCCTGCTAACACGACAGATGACACAGGTTCCAGCTGTACTCGCGGCCCGTATCAGGTTTTTAAAGGGATGTGCCGTCCGGATGAGTCCCCTGAACAGAAGGTAGCGCGACCGCATATGCACGAGGGACCCAAATTCAAGATACAGTATTCAAGCTTGGTCCTGAGCCAGGCAACTACCTGGTTCAGGACCGAAGTCCTACTGTATTTATCAGGACTATAAAGATACGCGCCAGGGGTTTGAGTGCCATTAATTGTAAACAGGTGAGAAAATGGAAGATATTTACCGAGAAACCGTCACCGCCATAGAGAACGGCGCAAATTTCCGGATTGATTTCCAGTCCAGAAGTTTAATAGTAAACGGGAGACACATGATACGGAACGGCAGGCATGATGGCGCTCCGTGGTTGCCGGAGTACGGCTGCGGGGATTTTTTCACGGATGTGGAGGAGCTGTACCGCCGCTATAAACATTCGATACCATCGGAGCGCAGCCAAAGCAAGTCCCGCCGGTATTTCATGGCATTGCCCGAAAGTGACCTCGAGGACGGGGACATGCTGTATGGGCAACACCGGGACACCGCTCAATTCGAGCTGGAATTCTATATCCTCTGCCGGATTATGGGCGGGTTCACATGGAATCCCGAAACGATGGGCAAATGGTTCTGGCAAAGCGAAAAAGACAAGGACCTGGTGATACTCAGAGAATGGGTGGAGCCCGGAAGTAATCAACTATTAACAAATTCACAATGAGCAGAAAGAAACAAGAGACAAAAATCCTGTGTCCCGGATGTGGCACGGAATTCGCCATCGCGGACAAGGAATTTGCCGCCACGGGCACCGTTATCGGCAAGAATTCGGATTTGGGCACCGTCTATCCGGCGGTGGCCGGCCATAATTCTCCCGCCGGACTTCCCAAAGGGGCGCGGGAGCGTATCGAGGCACTCCGCGGTGCCGGTGTGGACGTGAGCTGCCTGTTCGCCATGCAGGGAGCCGAGGGCGGCGAGTATATCGCCTCCAACAAAGACGGGAAACTTACCATCCTGGATGACAACGACCCGATATTCAGCAGCATCATGGCACAGGGTACCGTTCCCAACAACCGACTCTTCCGCCGGTGGGTCATGGCACAAATGTTCCATATGATGTCATACACGCATTACCGTGAAAAAGAGCCGGCAGGGGTGACCGAGATGATTCACCGGAAAGGCTATGATTACCAGTGGAGAATGCTCTTGAACGAGCTGCACGCCCAGATGAAGATGGAACACAAGGACATCACGGGTTTTGCCGAGAGAAACCGCTGGTTCAACCGTGATGTGGTTTTGTCCATCGCGAGCGACTATGTCAGTGCGCTGAAAAAACACGTGGGTAACCTGGAAACAAGAAAATGCAAGGGAGTTCCCTACAAGCGTGTACACGGCCATAATATTTTCGTGGAGGACCTGCAATCCAAACTGTACTACCCGCTTTCCATTGCGATAACCCACATCAGGCACGCGCTGGACGCCACACAGCTTTACAACGCGGTCAGACAGTTCAATGACCGCCGTATCCGGCTGCCATGGGATACTCCTCAAAGCAAGGCATGGATGGACGCCTATAAGGGCGCCGGGGCGTTCTTTACCATGCAGAATCTGATCCGTTTCCACGGCTGCACGGCCATTGACGACTCGGGGCGCAGGCTGGACAAGTACCAGTCACTGGCGTTCCTGTCAGCAAAAGCGGAAGAGTATAAAAACGGAGAAGGATGGCGGTTGCTGGCAGTCCTGAAAAAAATGCTGGCGGACAACAATATCAACATCAAGAAGAAGATGGCGGCATGGCGTAAGAAGTAGGCCGTCATCTCCATCCGCCCGGTAGGCGGCACGGTGTGGCGGGTCAGAATAAATCAGTACTCCCTCCATTGAAATAATGTTCATCCCTGTTAACACAAGATAAGCATCTTTCAATGGAGGCATTACATCGAAAACGTAAAGAGATGCCCCCGTTTGATGACCACACCACTATTCTAATCAAAACGACATAATCCTTTATACGATGAGCAAGAAACAAATACGACGCAGGGCTTACCTGCTGTACCGGTTACGAAAACAGGGTATCCGATGCCTGACGCGCTGCCGGACCATCTTCTATCCTTACGGGGAGGATCCGAAATCAGTACCGTACATCCGCAGCCTGATAAGTGAATTCCATTTCCATGTCCAATTTGAAATACCCGCCTGACATGAAACCGGGAGACATTGCAACATTGAAAGTGGCCTACAAGGGCTATCGCCGTATAGAGCTGCTGGAACGGTTCCAATACATCTGGCTGGTACGCATCTGCGAAAGCGGTAAGGAGATCGAGGTCTATGAAGATGAGTTCGAAACGGATTAAAGGCACGGAACAATGAAAGGAGAACAACGGGAAGAACGCATACCGAACTTTATCGGCAATGCCGTCATTATCCTCACAGCCGCCCATCTGGGCTGCGAGGTGGAAATGCTCACCACCGCACAGGAGGTGTGGCGGACGAAACGCCTGCCCGAGGCGGTACTGCTGGGCATGTACGAGAAGACCGCACGCAAGGCCGTGTCGGCTGTCAGGAAGAAAGGCCTGGCGGAACAGGCGGACCGTCTCGGAGAGATATTTTACAAGACGGGGGAATTTCCCCCGCCGGAAGAAGACAATACATAAAAAGGAGTAACAAATGAAAACAAGGACTTTTCAGGAAATATATGACTTCTGCCGTACGGACGATACCTACCGGAGTTATTTCGAGGCATCAGACGAGTCCCGCATTACCGGAGCAAGGACAAGAAAGTACTATTACGGCGACATCCGCCGCGGCCAGTGCCGCGTGGGGACATTCATCTACTGCCAGTCGATGCGGCAGCTTGAAAGGTTCCTCGGGGGCGCGAAGCAGGATCACTACATCCATGTTGACCCGCCGGCCTGCCGGGAAGTGAGCCTCAAGGACGATATGTTCCCCGGTCAGACCGTCTATATCGTGGTACACGTCAGGAGGCAGGGTGTGCAGATTGAAATCGAACACCCGCTGCATGACGGATGGGTGCATTTCACGGCACGTTCTCACCGTCCCTTCACCAGGGAAGGGATCATAGCAGAGGCGAAGTCCTACATTGACAGCCACATCCTGCTGGCACCGGGAAGATACCGGGACTTGCAGCTGGAACACATGGTTTCCAAGGAACAGTTCCCTGCATGGTACAGGCAGTATAAAATGAGGCTGCACGACCGGGCGGAAGCCGAACATCGGGACATGGTGGACAGATACCGGCACAGACACGACATCACCTACGGGGAAGCCCGTGACATGCTCGCGGCTTCGGGCATATTCTTCGACCTGAACTGCGACGAGTTCGAGCGGGACGAGATTACGGAACAATTTGTACAACTCTGTAACAGGACTTGAAATGGAAACGGACATAGTAAGAAAATGCACCTCGGACTATTTGCACAAGATAGACAGGTACAGGAAGCAGCAGGATGGACTGCAAGGAAAGATTGACACGGCCCGCCGGAAAATCGCTTGGCACGAAAAGCGGATCATGCGGCTGTCAGAGCAACAGAACCGTATCGAAAGGCCATGGTGGACGAAGGAAATCGTGGCTCCCCTCATGCTGGAAGTGGCACGCCTCACCCCGGAAGTGACATGGGATGCCGAAAACCTGCACACCCATGGGCTGAGAGCGGCATGTTCCGTTTACGGGAAGACCCGGAACAATGAGACCGTCGGCCTGACTTTCACATTCGACGGCGGTGTCCTCAGTTATGACACCGGGGAAGTCACACACCGCTTCGCTCCGGGTACGCTCGGTGAAATCAACGGCATGAACAATGTCAGCGCTCCCGTGGAGAGTGTGGACACACTGGTGGACAAAGTAAACGAACAAATAACGGAATTAAATACCCAAACGGATGAACCTGTATAAACAAATCGAATATAACGGGTATCACATCAACATCTACTATGATGATGACGCCCGAAGCCCGCGTGAAGCGTATGACAATCTCGGTACGCTTTATACGGCACATCGTCGCTACCGCCCGGAGAAGGAGTTCGATGACCACTTCGATATCGACAAGGTTTTTGAAGGGCATATCGGAAATTTCCGGGAATCGTTCCTGAAGGAATATATCGCCCTGCCGGTCTACCTCTACGACCATGGCGGCATTACAATATCCACCTCGCCGTTCAGCTGCCCGTGGAATTCCGGATTTTTCGGAATCATCGCGGTACCATTGGACAAGGTACGCCGGGAATACGGGTGGAAGAACATCACCGCGAAACGCAGGAAGCGGATCGAGGGATACCTGCAAGACGAAATCAGTACCCTTGACAACTACTATACCGGGGAAGTTTTCGGGTATCGCATCATGCCGGAAAGTGACGATGACAATGAACTGGACAGTTGTTGGGGATTCTATGGTACGGAATGTCTGAAAGAACTGGAAGCCGAATGCATGCATATTATTGACGGGCAGAACAAAGCGGCGGCATAAAATAGAAAAATACGCATAATAACTGGAAATACAATGAAGACATCATACGGACTTGAATTTGACACGGTAACAGAAATCGATCCTGAATGGAGCGACTATGACAAGACGATAGCAGGATGTCACCTGGCCAATGCCGGGGTGGTCATCGTGGATACGGAATACGGGCAACCGATAGACAACGAGCATGACCTTGAAGAAATCTACCGGATTCTCGAAAAGAAAAAGACAGGCCATACTAAAAATGAATGACATGGAAGAAAAACGGGATTATAAGGAAATTAAGGTACGCCTGCACCATATCGACCGCGAAAACTGCACGGAAGTGTGGGAGGTACAGACAGAGAAGGGTAAGCCCAGACGCTATCTGGGACGTGACGACGGTTATGGACCGAAGGAGTGGTACACGCTCTGCGATGCTCCCTACGGCTATTGCGAACGCGACTGCCATGTGAGGGAGGACCTCACCCTCATTATCTGCGACAAGGATTGGAACGAGGTGTTGCGAGACGGCACGGACAGGGAACGCTTTCCCGAAAGTTTCCCTTCATTGGACGAGGTATGCGACAAGGCATGGGACAAGGTCGTGAAAGTGCTTCCGCATGTCACGCACAAAGGTTTCGGGCTGTGGATCACCAAACAGTCATTCCTCCCGCTCAGCCAGACCGAAGAATTGAATTGGCGGGATAGCTACTATGAGGAAGAAGCGAGTGAGATACTCTCACGTTTTACATGGATCGGTGAAGAGTATGCCATATTCAAGGTTACCCAGAGGCACACCAAGTGCGACGCCCGATGGTACGAGTATTACGCGGGGAAGACAAACCGGCAGGAACACGAGTGGTATATCCGTTTCTTCGGTTACGAGTACCATGACCGGCATATCAGCGACGTACTCCGGACACTCGGAAGGCGGTGCGACGACATCATCCGTACTGCGGTGGAAACCCGCACGGACCACTATTACGGGCGTACGGTTTCCTATTTTATGGACGAGTTCATCGGTTACGACCTGTCCCATGAACAGGTCCGTGACGCCAAGGAATGCAGGTTACGCAAGGCACGGGAAGACTACGACGAAGCGAACGCCTACTATTACAAACTGAAAGAGAACGAGGAAAGCATCCGCGGTATCGAATTGATGCTACACTGCATAAGACAACAAATCCGAAAAATGAAAAGATAATGGCCAGAAACCTACATGTAGCCAGAGTCTGGCAAATCGAATACGAATATCCGGGTATGTATGGCGGGGACGGGCAGGATGTCTTTTATGATATCCTGACAATGTTCGAAGTTGATAACTCCGCAGAAGACGCCTATACCGATGACTTCGAAATAGCCCGTTCGGGTCTGCAGCAGCTAAGAAAACATATCTCAGAACAGGATGAAACTTTCCGGCAGAATGCCGAAGAATTTTATTCCTGCCTGGCAAAGGTCGGGATGAAGCGGGAAAAGTTTATCGAAGTACTTGATTGTCTAATCAACGGCAGTGACCAAAGCGATGCCTATGTGCATGTCTCATGGTTTTAATGATATGCCATGAGGGCGTTTTCGGGCGAACCTACCGTAACATCAAACCTGTATGAAACCTAAAGATAACGGGCTGGCCAACCTTCATGACCGGAAACGAGAGGAACGCGGTTTCTGCTGCATGCAACTGATCATATTCCTTACAGACAATGGAGTGAAGAGCTGGGATGAATGGCACCGGGTGCATACCGACGCGGCCCGGGGCGAATGCAGATACCGCAAGCGGTGCCCGGTTTATGGACGTAACAGACATTTAATGAACAATAAATAATATGGTACTCAATATTGTAAAAAACAACCTGCCTGCCTCATGCATTGAAGAATATGTAAGATGCGTGTTTGACAATGCCAAAGTAAACATCAAAGATGAAAATGCAGTATCCGTCGACATCGAAGTGACCGGAAAGAACGAGCTGCACTCTTTGGAAGGATTAAAAGAGTTGGAATACTATTTTAAAGATTGTGACATAAGAATATGGTGACCGCCATGCAACGGGCGGCAAACCGGAAATTGTTCAACTACAGATAAAAAACAAGCAACATGGAACAGGAAAAATCCACAAAGCCGGAAACAGACAGCACCTTTCCGGAAGACGATGACGCACTTTACCGTGAAATGACAGAGCACATGCCCCGCTGCTATTTTCCGACTTCGCTAGGCGAGAACAGTATCCTCAAATTTGCCGGAGAGGAATTCCGCCGCGTCAAGAATATTGTCTGTCGGCGCTACAACTTCAACGAGGACAAATATATCCGGGAGAACGCCGGCGTATCCCCTTTCGACTCTGTTCGAGGCAACTTCGAGCAGGAAGTGTACAGACGCCTCCGTAAGGATTATGCACACCTCAGTATCATCTCCATCAGAAGATTACTTATGGAGAAAATCCGCAATGCCGTGAAGAAGGAGAACAACATCATCGGCACGTTCTACCGCAACTGCGGCGTACATTACTAGGAGGTGGAATCACCGGAGTATGAAACCTCCCCGATAGTGGTGGTCCACAATTCCGCTTTTTACGGATACGGCGGTTATGAAAGTGCGACCGTTTATGAACTTTTCATCGACGGGAACGGCAAACTGCTCTGCACGCTCAACGGCGAAGCCGGTGAGGATTTCGATGAGCCCATCGGACAGGTACAGACCGAGGGGCTGCTTGAGATTGCCCACTGGCTGGAAGAACACGGGTTCATCTCCGCTGATGTCAATGACGACAGGATTGTCGTATGCGAGGAGTGCGGTTCAGACAATATACAGACCCAGGCATGGGTGGATCCGAATGCCCGTACATTCATCGGTACCACGGGTATAGACCGCTATGACAACTGTGCGACGAATGCGAGGACCATCAGCCCTTTATTACGCTCAGGGAATTCAAGGAACGTATGCAGGAATGGTGGAACTCGTTGGACGCAAATCAAATGGAACAGATCACGGGTTGCCGTCAGGACAAGTGTCCGGCCGGAGACAACCATCAGGGGTTTGCTGAAACCTGCAATGAATGGTGGGAAAACAAGGGCTATGACGAGAAACGTAAAATCTGGAAAGAACATAACGACTGCTGATTATGATTTACAATCTTCTTAAACGCATACAGAACCTGTTGGCTTCCAAGCCGTCCGGGACAAAGGAGGAACAGGAAATCCTAAGTCTGGTCAGCCAGGCGCTTCCTGAAATGCTCAATGGGCATGATACAGAAACACTTGCCGCCAATGAGTTGCTGGTACGGATATGCCCCGACACCAAACGGCCGGTCCTCGTATGCCATAACGGCAACGGGCAGTGCCTGTGCCTGCACAACGGGACGACGGAAGAGGATGCCGTCGACGTGGACTTATGGCTGCGTTCCAACGGCAGGGAGGGTAACGGCTACAACAAGTTGCAGGAGGCTGTCGTGGACCTTGCCTACAATGCCGGGGCGGACAACCTGTGGGAGGACAGGGACTCCCGTGCCGTCAATGCCGAGATCGTCCGGTGGGCGGAAGAATTCGAGACTGAGCATGCGGGCACTGATTGGGATGCGGAGGACTACTTCCTTGCCATCGACAGGTTTTACAGGGAAAAGACAAAACAAATGAATCCGGTCACAATACCGGCGAACTGAAAAAATGGAAACCGAATGGACAAGGAAACTGCAGAAGGAATCATCCGGGAAAACCGTTATCCGTCCGGATATGACATACAAGACTATCTGTCAGACAATGAGGATACGGTGCTTTCTCTGGAGGACGGAACGGAGCTGCTTGACGACTTCGACCTCTGGAAAGAACGTTCCGACCTCGAACTTGAAAAAATCATAGACCGGAACTACTGGTCCTCGACCGGTAGATATTAGATTAAAAACAGGAATATAATTATGGTAAGAGAACTTTATCAACGGCTCAGGGAATATTTCAACAACTTACCCGAACCGACAGAAGAGGAAAGACAATTTATCCGGGAGCTGAACGCCGGGTATTTCCCCATCACGTCCGTCCACCGCAATGACCTAGAAGGACAAGGTTTCGATGTGGAAAAGATCAGCGATGACGACATGCAGAATCTGGCGGAAAAGATGGCCGACGATTACTGCGAACAGTTGTTCTGGCCCAGCATGGAAATCATTGCCGGAGAAATCCTGAGTTTCCCGAAAGTAAAAACAAAAGACATTATCTGTCCGAAATGCAATTCGGAAAATATCCGTTATGATATTCACGAAAGCCGGTTCCACTGCGGCGAGTGTTCCCTGACATGGGATGACAAGTTATATGCACTCGTGGAATTTCCTGAGGACAGTGCCCCTTTCGAGGAAGAAGGAACCGGTTATCCGGCATGGGGAAGCGGGGACAACGGGGCGCTTTACGTTCCCGAGGAAGATTATATCCGCCATACCGGCAAATCTCCCGAACGGGACAAGTGTTACCGTGCCATGTGCTGGCCGGACTCCCAGAAATACATGGGAACGAAAGGTTGTGAACCCATACAGGATGAAAACGGGATACGGGATTTCGGCACATCGGCATACTGGGTGCCGCTGCTTCTGACGGAAGAAGCGACAGAGCGACGAATGGACAAGAAAAAGGCACCGGTATGCCCCGAATGTGGGAGCACAGATATTGACATTCTGAGTGACGAGGGCGTGGGCGTATGCAATGACTGCTGCCTTGAATGGCCTTACGCGGAGGATTGAGAATGGAAACGGTAGATGTTTATACGGAACGAGGCGACCTGGTCACCTGTTCCGATTGCGGCAAGGTGATGCTCCTGCCGTATGGAGCGGATAAATGTCCCGCCTGCAAGAGAGAAGGCTGCCTGGCATGGACGGACGAAAGCTTGCGGGAAGCCGACATCGACTCCCTGCTCGAGAGGCACTGTAACCTGCACCAGAAGAGCGAACTGCAACCGGAGGAGTATCTTTCACTTTCCATACTGGTGACCGAGCATATTCCGTATCTGGCCGATAAACCGCAGACAGCGCGTGAAACCCTGTCACTGCTCCTTGAAACCGGCTCTCTTTTCGAGAAATACTGGCGGGATACAAGATGCTTCCAATCCGAAAATATCTACACGCCCGCCATCAAGACACTGCTTGACAAGCTGGACGTGAAACTGCGAGAGGGCGACACGATTCCGGTAGAATACCAGGATTGCCGCTCCCTGGGGGACTTCTTCAGGGTCGTTGCCGGCGAGCGTCCGGCAAAAGAAGAGGTATCGTTTTCTTCAGATAAGGAGGGAAACTATTATTTCAACGGGCGCAAGGTCAAGGTGGAAATTTCTGACGAGTACGCCTACCGCCTGCTGAAAACCAAAATACAGACGAGCTACCGACGTCCGGTAGATTTTTACTTCCGCTTCCTTGCCCGTTTCGGACCATACGGAACTTATGGCAACGTGTATTACCCGAGTATCACGGACCTTATATGCAGGCGTTACCTGCCTGAAACTACAAAATGAATTCCGGAAAGGCGATGGACAACGGTTCACCGCCTTTCTTATTGTATAACTTTTTAACACCAATCATTATGGCAACAGCATTAGCAACAACGGCTGCCCCCGTGCAGTTCGATTTCCAGAACAACAACGTCGAGGTGATGACGCTCGACACGCTCCGGCGCACACACAAGGAAAATGACATCTATGGCAACCCGCTCAAGGGAATCTACCATTACGAGGTGATAGAGCGCATGGCGGGCATCTGCCAGAAACACAACCTGAACTACGAGGTGGAGGAAATCTTCGCCGCCCAGAACAAGAACAAGGCACAGCCCGGCGTGGTCGTCCTGCCCCAAGTGGAACAAAAGTACGGGGTAATGGCCGTCGAGGCGCATATCCTGCGCCGCGTTTATACGACCATCCGCATTAAGGAATGGGAAACGGACGAGCTGACCACGACGCTTGTCATCGCCTTCCATCAGGACGGCATCCAGGCGGCCATCGGCCCGTGCGTCAGGGTGTGCCACAACCAGTGCATCCTCTCCCCCGAACGCAGCGTGTCGAACTACGGGAAAGACAAAGTCACCACCGAAGAGCTTTTCGGTCGTGTAGACGAGTGGCTCTCGAACTTCGAGGTACAGATGAACGAGGACAGGGAACGCATCCGCCGCCTGAAAGCGAAAGTAATTACCCCGGTGGAGATGTACGCCTACATCGGATTGCTGACAGCATTGCGAGTATCGCATGACAGTTCCGACAAGCGTCTTTCGTCCAAGGTGGAGACCTATCCCCTGAACCAGTCCCAGATTTCCATCTTCACCGAGGACCTGCTCAAACTCGCCGAAGAGAAGAAGACGCTCACGGCGTGGGATATCTATAACGTGGCAACCGAAATCTACAAGCCCGGACGTACGGACATCCCGGCCATGATTCCCCAGAACGGGGCGCTGGCCGAGCTGATGCTCTCGGAAGGGTTGCCGGAATCTTAAAAGGCTGCCACGTGACAAGAATCAAGGGACAACTGACGACAGCCGACTACCTGCCCATAGCGGAATATAACAGGCTGGTCCGCGGGCTTGAGAAGGACGGCGAGTACCTGTGGGAGACCTACTGCTGGCTGTCGTTCTGCACGGCATGCAGGGCCTCCGACGTGAGGACCCTGCGCTGGAAAGACATCTTAGGAAAAAGCACCATGACCCGCATCGAGCAGAAAACAAAGAAAAACCGCCTGATCAAGTTCAACAGGGACGTGCAGGAGAAGAACCGTTTCCTGTACGAGATGCTCGGACAACCCGCCCCCGAACAGTACATCTTTCTCAGCCCGCGTACCGGGAAACCTTACTCGCTGGAATACATCAACAGGCTGCTCAAGGTATTCAGGGTAAGGTACAGGCTGCCGATCAGGGCATTCTCCACACATACCTTCCGCAAGACTTTCGGGCGCTATGTCTACGAGCTGATGGGACGCTCGGCCGAGGGCCTGATCCTGCTCAACCTGATATTCCGCCATTCCAACCTGGAAACCACTCGGCGCTACATCGGGCTAGCGCAGGAGGACATTGACAAAGTGTTCGATTCCATACGTCTATGAGAATATTTTCAACGATGCCCGGAAACCGGACAAGAGGTTTCCGGGCTACACTTTATATGGTAACACATCAAAATCAAAATGGCAAACAATGGATAAACCGATATATATAGACACCTATTTCCGTATCGAATCCGGTTACGAATGGGGACGCGGAATGTCAAAGGAAAAGACAGGGGCATTCTTCGCCGAAATCAGGAGACTGTTCTCGCAAAACGGTTTCACAATCGAGGAGTGCAAGTACGGTGGTTGTCCGGAGGTCGTGCTGGACAAGACACGGCTCTACTGCCACCCGCAAGAACTATCCGGTCCCGTAAGGAAAGATTTAATCGAACACATCGAGAAGATTTTAACGCAAGGAACGACTTTCCAGTATCTGTGCACCGACACTTACGGCGAGATTCTCGACCTGACGGAGGAGGAAGAACTCGCGTATTACCACGAGACTCATGACATGACTATCGGGGGTGTCTTTCTCGACGCCTTCCGCACCAAGCGCCGTAACCTATACAAGAGCCGGGAGCAGGTGCTGGAAATACTCGTCGAAAAGCTGCGTGTCAAGACACTCCGTGGGAAGTCCGTTTATTCGAACACCTCCCCGGCATACCGATATATCAGGGAAACGTACGGAAAAATGGTGTCCGAAGGACGGCTCGTCGAGGGATGTAAACAAACCGCTTCTGGAAAACTGCCGCTCTGCCGCACGGCAACCGGCAGGGAACTGAAAATGAAAAGACGGGAAGACGACAGGACGGAATGACACGCGGTTCCGGATCGGACATGGCCGGATACCAGTCCGAAGACTTCTGTAAATCATAATTTTCAAGCCGGACTGTCAATCGAAAGAAGGACGCCCCGGCTATACTTCAACAACAAGAGATAGCACTATTATGAGCATACAAATCGGAAAACTGTTGCCGGACGGCAGTGTCCGGCACATCAAGGCGCTCCATGAGACGCTTTCAAAAGACCTTGTGAGGAAACTCCGGGTGTTCTATCCCAATGACAGACGGGTAGATGCCCTGCTGTCGCTGGGCGACATACAAAAACTGGGACCGTCACCCTATGGAAAATGGACAGGAACCGGCGATACCGTCCACTGTTTTTCAAAGATCCGTGACGGACGGGAAACACCGCGGCAATCCGCATCACGCATCGCGGACAACGCAGACATTTTCGGCCGCATGGAGGACACGTGCCTCCTGTTCGATAACGGCAGATGGCATGTCATGGACAAGGGAGAACACTGTGAACTGCCGCTCTTCGTCGAAGATACGCCCTCCCATGACAGCATGAAACCGATCACGGTGTATGTGAACAACCATGTCCGACTCGAAAAGATAAATACACCGCAGCACTGGCAGGGACTTGAGGAACTCGCCGAACGGGAATCCAGGATACTCTATGTCTACCGGGGGTGCCGCCTTGTGAGAATCGTCCGTTCGTCCAACCTTAAAAAGAAATTGTATGCGGCACAATAACATCATATCGGCCATAGAATGGCTGCCGGAACACCTGTTCACGGAAGAGATCGTGGAAGCAGCCGTCGAAAGCAAGGAAATAGAGGTGCTGAGCCATATTCCGGGACGTTTCCTCACACCAGAACGTATTGAACGCATCATCGCGGGCAGTACGGACAACTGGCACAGCTTCGAGCTGCGCAATATCCCGGAGGAGTGCCGTTCGGGGGCAGTCTGTGATTACGCCACGCGCAAAAAAACGAAGAACATCACCGCCGTTCCCGAAACAATGGTTACCCGTGGAATGGCTGAAGCGGTCATACGAAACGGACGCGATGATTTTGACATTCTCGCTTTCATACCTGAACGCCTCTGGGACGCACAACTGGCATACTCGGCCTTACGCTGCTATATTTACGACCCGTATTGCACGGACTGCAGGACAGACGCCGTCATGAAAACGGAACTTATCCTCGGATATGTTCCCATTGGAGTAAAAACTCAAGAGTTCTATTACGGGATGCTTGACCAGGTGAAGATATCGAGCACGGTTACCGATGCGGTTGTGCCGCCGCGCTTCAAAAACGCGGCATATTACCGCAAGATGGCGGAACATGACCTCTCGCTCGTTCCCACCCGGCTCTATTCCTATGAGATTCTCCATGCGGCAGTCTGTTCGGTCGAGGGGAAAAATTTCATCACTGACCCTCAGTTTTTCAAGTCGTTGTCGGCATATCTGGATGACATGCTGGTGGACCGGCTGATGGAGAAACACCCTTATATGTTCGGGGAACTGCCGAAGCGGTTCAAGACACCGGAAAGACTGGTCATCGCCATCAATAACAGCAAACGGGAGACAAACTGCTATATCGACGGGGAGACAGAACAATCCCTGCTCACGGCGGAAGTATGCAAGGCGTTCGTCCGAAGAAACGGCAACTGTCCTACATTTCCCGAGAAAGTGTGGACACGGAAGTTCGTTGACTACTGTATGGAGTACGGGACGTGTTTCCGCTGGTTCCGTCAGATGCCCAAAGAGTTCCAGACTTCCGCGAACACGCAGGCGGCGTATGATTACAGCCATCACCATATCTGTGATTTTGCCAAGCGGTTCATCACCCCGCAAATGGCGAAGGAGTGCTACCGGGAAAGCAGTTATGCACGTGTAATCCCCGGACATTTCCTCACGGAGTTCTGCCGGCAGACGGGACTGCCCGAGATGTTCTATGGCGGAGAAACCACGATGCTGTCGCTGAAAAACAGCCGTGCCGTCTATACTTACTGCAAAATCGGCAATACCTGTCTGGCCTTTTACCTGAAAGAACGATACGAGCCGTCCTCGGCACATCTGATGATGACGCGGTCGGATTCAAAATACTGCACACCGGAGAAGGTGTTCGACGTGCCTGTCGGAACCTTCCACCGCACGTGGCTGGAAAAGATCGTGGCGGAGAACGATCCCTACTTTATCAAACCCCGTGTGGACAAATCACTGAAAGCCGTGCAGGCAGTCTGTTATTACGGGGTCGAAAAGCTGAAAGTTCTGAACCGTACGGAAATTTTCCGTAACACGTTCATGGGTGAAACTATCGGTTACTGCGCCCGCCGCAGGGACCTGACCTACCACAGTGACAGCTGCGAGACCCTTATCGAGGGGCTGAAGTTCAAGATCCGGGGAATGGTTGTCCCCGTAACACTGGCGGAAGACATAACTCCTTATACGGCTGACATGCTGCACCAAAAGTTCGGCTTCTGCTATGTCGGCATGACGGCATTCGCCACGGACTACGGCCTGAACATGGAGAAGGCGTACACCTTTGCACAGATGCGCCAGATCGTAAAGGAGAAAGGGCGCAAGCCGTCATTGAGAAACTACAAACGTGAACTGAAACAAATAAACATCATACAATGAAAAAATACCGGATAGCTATCGAAGAGACGCTCCGCAAGGTTGTGGAGATTGAGGCGGAAACGCCCGGCATGGCCGTCTGCCAGGCGGAAGACGAATACAATGAAGAGAAGCACGTGCTGTCAGCCGACAATTTCGCGGGAGCCGACATCGCACTCTCGACTGATGACATCACAGTCATGGAGACTTTGGAAAACGCGGATTTCATCGGATATGTGCAACGTCGGTTCGAGGAATGCCGGGAGTCCGTATCCGTCGAGGACAAAATCAGGCTGGCATTCGGAAGTTTCGACAACGCCCTGTATGAGTTCGGCGAATACTGCAAGGAGGCGGTCCGGAACCGTCCGCAGGTCTACCTGCTGTACCGGAGCGATGCATGGCACAGCCGTTCCTCCATGGAGCTTGTAGCCCCGTTCTCCTCCCTCGAAAACATGATGGAGTACCTGCGGCGTAAGAAGAAGGAATTCCGCCTGACGGAAAGTGTTCTGGAAGAGTTTGAGAATAACCGGCAGACGCAAGGGCGCGACGAGAACTACCTGTACGAGTCAGATTATCTGGATATGCTACCGGAGCAAGAATCCAAACTGCCGCCGAAAGATGACGCTTTCTACGACAAGGTTTTCGTTTACGGTGAATCCGAACTGTCCCGCCGGGAACTGGAATCCCTGCCGAAGCCATTCGACACCTACCACATCACGGACGAAGAGATGGAACGGATTGTGCGGGAAACGGAGTTGGAAACCCGAAACCGGTTGGGACTCAACGGATGTGAACCCATAGACCTTGATAATGAACGCCATAGCGAAATCTGGTGGGAAGAAATGGAAAAGATTGCGGTAAGGCATGGAGTACCATATCGCAGGGACGAATAACGAAAATATAACCAGTTCATCACACGCCATAATGATGACAGATCGCCGTGGCTACGGCTGCGGCGGTCTTTTTTTTCAAAATGAGGTGAATATTCCACCCCCTTATATAAAACGATTACCTACTCTTAAAGAAAAGGATTTATGAAACAGACAAGACAGGATTTTTTCACCGCAAACGGGGAAGGAATCAAAATCATGACGTTTGCGGAGTTCGCCCGGTATATCCTGCATATGGAATGCGGGGAAAGGCTGGAGCTGTATGCCGGAGTGAACCGGCAGACAAAGGAGTGCTCCCGGGCGCTCTCTGTCAAAAAAGAACAATGGAACGATACTCCCTTCTACCTGCTTGGCGGGCACGGACAGGAAGTCCGTACCATCAATCTGGCGGACTGTTCGAAAAAGGAGTTTGAAACGGCCTGCCATGATGCCCTGGACAGTTACGACTCTGCGGGAAGTTTTGGGGCGGTCGTGTCAAGACTGCGTGAATTATCCCCCGAAGAGCTGCATAAGCGGATTACGGAAGAGATGAAGACCGGCTGTAAATATCTGCTGGCCTATCGTAACGAGGAGGAAATGGCGGCCGCACTCGACGGCAGGATATACGCCATCAGCGACACGGACGGTAAATACCTTTGCGACCTGTATCAGCCGGATTACCTCCATCTGGAAAGCGAGGGCGATATTGTGAACATCGCATCCATTCCGGACATGTACTCCCATTCCGATTGGACAATCGCCAACCCCACGGTACGCGACAAGGTGCTCGCCGCCCGGATGGTGATTATATATACCCACGAAACGATAACGCTATGATAGAGATAGGAAAAAAGGATAGAAACGCCGGAAGGTGTGTTCTATGAACTGGAATACGGAGGGGAAGGAAACATCTACAAGAACGAGGATGCTTTTCTCAACCGCCCCGATGAAGTGTGCTATATACCCGAATACGCAGCAGAAGACCATGAGGGATGGCGTGTGCCGGAGAGCAGTGACGGCTGTTTCACGCATAAAAGGTAATGAAGAGGTGTGCCAGGATCTGTTTTACAGCCTTGAATGGACGTACCCAATCACCTTGCTGGAAGAATGGAACTCGAACGGTTATTTTGATGAGATCGAGGGCTGGTATGACGATTAAAACAGACAGGCTATGGAAAAATATAAAATAGTGTTGACCGGACCGACCGGAAGCAGGACCTCGAACTACATCCTGAGTTTGAGAATGCACATAAAAGTATACTTCTCCCAGCTCTACGGCAAGGAAGAATTCGGTCATGTGCTTCATTGCATCAGCTCGTTCATTGATGATTTTACCTTCAAGGTACGCAATTCCCGATACCGGGGAGACATCCTGAAAAGGACTATTAGTAACGACTGCTTGAAAGTGTTCAACCTGGGTGACGAGAAAGTGATACTGACCGTCTCCTTCACCCCGCTGGAAACATGAAACCAACAATACGTGAATTCGGGATAAACTTAAAACAAAACCAATTGTTTTGTATGTTCAATGGTATACCCCTGCAATGCTTCTGGCTTATTGTCATAAAAGCAATATGCCGCCAATGCCGCAACGAGATTCATTAAGAAGTTATTGATAGACCTGTGTCTTGAATGTACCAGCTTGGCCGTATTCTTGAGCATGTCATTGATACACTCGATAACAAAAGGCTTACGCAACATGATTTTATCCCAAAAGGGCATCAGTCTGTTTTTCATGTTCACTTTGACTCCTGTAACGAGATGTATACCATCTTTAAAAAGATCCTCAAAAAGTCTTGGAGAAATGTACCCTCTGTCAGCAAAAAGCCTGCCGTACAGTTCCTTGGCAAGTACGTTCCAGACTCCCGGATTCCTGTCGTCCACATTGGCTCCGGTAAGACAGAAGGTGATGATTTCTCCCCGGTCATTGCAGGTGAAGTGCAGCTTGAATCCATGACACCATCCCATTGTTCCCTTCCAGTCTGTAGCCATGCCCTTGAAAACCTTGTTGGCATAGCACCTGAGGTTATGACAGACCGGAATCATCGTACTGTCTACGAAGCTGATACCGGAACAGCGACCAAAGGCATAGAGTTTAAGGAAGAACATCAGCTTGAAGAATACACGGCTTTCAAGTTCCACAAACCTGTTATAGGATACCGCATCCGGAAAATCCTGAAGCAGATGTACCCTGATATAATGCAGATAGTAGTGTTTGAAGTTGGCGAACGTGCCAAAATGAAATACAATCAGGATGCTCATAATCTCACCATCGAAAAGGGAGGCATTTTTGTTTTGTAAGTTGTTGTTTGTCAGACTTGAATTTACAAAATATTTCTCTGATTACCTATTTCATTTCTATTATTTATTAGATTATCCCGAACTCACGT